AGCACCTAGTTGATTACGCTCTACAAAGAAAGAAAGATAACGGTTGACTGTCTCAGCCCACGTTTCTCTGCGTCCTTCCTCATCTAAGTAACGTGCGTATCTACTCTTGTGTATGTATTGTTGATATTGATCCATTTCTTTTTTCAAACTCCTCTTTTAAAAACGTGTTATATAGCTTTGTATATTCTAGGTATCTCATTTGCTTGGTGTCTGACTTATGTTCATCACAGTATTCAGCGTACATCATACCACTAAAAATTTCAAACTCTTTCTTTTGCATCTTGTATATCCTCTTTAGCTTCTTGCTGATTAAGCTCGTCAGTTCTTAAACTTTTAAAGTTTTTCTGAGACTTTGTAGCCTTGCCCTTGTATTTTTTATTATACCTGTCACGGCGTTCAGATTTTCTGTCTAGGTAATTTTTATCCATCACTCCCTAAAACCTCTAGCAATTTATTTTCGTACCAGTCTGCTTTTTTTAAATCTTCTATTCCGTTTTTGTACGGAAATCTCCAGCGGTACTTCAGACTGTTCCCGCGTAAGTAGCCTATAAATTCTTCTTTTGTCAGCATTGCTTGAATTCCGTCTATACATTCTATACCACCCTTATTGTAATGAGCAGGGTTGTTAACTAAATCTTCTCTTTTTTCTTGTTGCAGCCACCTAGTATTGTTCCACTCTTCTGGCTTGGCATCATCTACACTTATTTTTTTCTTAGTGCTTTGTTTCATTCCAACTCCTCCGGGTAGTCTGGGTTTTCAGTTATGACACAAGAGCTGTCAATCCATTTTTTAGGAATGCTATAGACACTGTACCATCTAAATCCATTGGCTTCTGCCCACTCTGCATGAGATCTTTTAGTGCCATCCTTTCTTCTCTTAGCCTGCGGCATAGGTGCTGAAGGATCTGCAAATAAAAAGACTAGCTCTATATTCTTAGGCAGGGCCTTCTTAACCCATACATATTTGTTGTGCTCTGCATGATCCCAGAAACGACCCTTAGCTTCTAAGAAGATTGTATTCTTACCAATCTTTTTTATGAAGTCAGGGTGATAGGTATGTTTAATAATGTAGTCAACTGTATCAGAATGTATGTCCCATTCTTTTAAGATACCAGTATGTAGTTCGTACTCCCAGTTAGAGTCATATCCTTTAATGACACCTTTCTCGGCAGGTCTAACAACTCTACGCTTACGTGCTCCTGATTTTATTTTCCCGACCACTCTATATCCTTTAGGGTTATGGATGAAACATCGTAGCCCTTGTTCATTAATTTTTTAATATTCTTTTTAGCCCAGCGTACTGTATAAAAAGAAACCCACTTTGATTTTTTAGCAATAAAATATTTATCTTCTGGTAGAAAATTACTGAAGTTTTCAGCAGTAATCTTGTGTGCATCTTCTTCAGGTACAACACTGATAAGCCAGTCTATAATAATTTCTTTTGCTTTTACATTAGCTTTCTTTGATTGTTTACCATTCATGTATTTCATCTACCTTTGGTTGCACCCGTACTTTAGTAAAGTATACAAGACCTTTAGCATACCTAAAAGCCCTCAATCCTTTACCGTTATTAGAATCTTTATGGCATTCTTTTTTATGAGGACAGTAAGCACAGTTCTTAGCTATTCTCATATTGCCTGACTTACCTTCAGCCACTGGTGGGTAACAAAGTTCAGGGGGTTTGCTCAAGTCTAATTTGTGCTTAAGATCTTTGATGTGTTGTGACATATTTGGTTTGTCTAAATCTTCAGGTTCATGAAAACAAAGCTCACCTGTTTCTTTATTGATAACTAAAAAACCAGAGTTAGCAGTGCCTTCTGCCTCTTCATAAGCAGCCAACTGAGCTATGTAACCAAAAGGATCATCTTCTCTAAGGATACCCTGCCTAAACTTACTAAAAGAAAAGCCAGAGGCAGATTTAATATCCACCACCTTACCATCAATTTTACAATCCATGTGGCCCTTGATGCCCTCAATGTCTACTTCTTTTTGTTCATCAGAAACTTTGTGTCCCGACATGCGGACTAACAAAAGTAATACTTCTTCTAGTAGATGGCCGTACAAAAACTTAATAAACAAAGAAGGTTCAAGTCTTTTGGCTGTTAGTTGATTCTTTTTATCAAACCACAACTGCCTAGAAGGTTTACCAATGTTAGACATTCTAAGATAAAAACCTTCCTTTCTTTTCTGAGGCTGCGCCCAAGACTTAATGGCTGCTTTAATATCCTCACCAAACTTATCTATAATTTCATCAGATAAATCTAAAGGACCGTCATTAAGACCATCTAGTTTTGTATAAATATCTTCTACTATATTCATTTCCTGTGCCTTACAAATCTACATTTGCGAGTGTTTGAATTGTAGTGTACATACTGTACATTAAGTTCTTTTTGAATAGGGGTTTTGCCTGATAGCCTACCGTCCTTGTAAGACTTAACATCAATAAAAGTAGCATTACCTTCAGGGTCTAATGCTACTATATCAATAGGGCCTGTGCAACCACAGTTTTTAAACACATGGTAGCCTAAGTCCCAGAGCCACGTAATAGCGTAATGCTCTGCTAAGTCTCCAATCCTGCTAGGATCATGACTAGGTTTCATTATTGTTCAATGTAAGTTTGTACTCCCACAACCCCTTACTTCTGTTACCCCTAACCCTACGATCTACAGTATGTAAACCGTACTTAGCTTTTCTAAAATCCCGAAGGTATGCAGAAGCACTGGCTTCAGGAACATTAGTTACGTTAGATATTTCTTTTAGCGTTTTCCAGTCGTTACCTTTCATAAACTGAAAAACTCTAGCCATGCCTGTTTTTAATCTTTCATAGTCATACTTATATACAAAAGGATTTTCATTTTCAAACAGTTCTTCTTGTTTCATGTTAGTGTGTTTCACTCCAGTTATCTCCTATTTTATACTCCCCATCTAGTGGGCATTTAAGTTCAAGAACCTTACCGGCTTCAATGATTGCCTCAACACCAAGCCTACCAACCTCGTCAGCTTGGTCTTCTCTTACTTCTATTTGCCACTCATCGTGTACGTTAGCGACAAAGTGGGCATCTAAATCTTTAATCTTATCGTTAAGTATAATCAACGCTTGCTTCATTACAATAGCACCAGCCCCTTGTAATAATGTATTAAGTGCGGAATGTTCAGACCTAATGTAAAGCTTACGACCATCTAGTGCTTTAAGATAGCCCTTTGCTGAAGCTCCAGCAACTCTATCTTTAAGAGCCTTGAATGATGGGAGATTACTAATAAATGATTTTCTAAGGTTCCTTCCAACACTCTTACCTCCTCCAGCCACTGTTCCAAGCTTTGCATCTCCTGCTCCGTATAGTAGTGCATAGATGAAAGTCTTAGCCTGATTTCTTGATTCAAGTCCTGCAAGTTTTTGATTAGTGGTGTGTATGTCTCCATTAAGGATTTCATTTGTGTACTCCTCATCATTCATATAGTGGGCCAGCATTCTTAATTCTAACCCTGAAGCATCAATTCCTACAAGCTTATACCCTTTAGGTATTGTCCAACATGCTCGACACTCTTTACCGTAGCTAGAACTAGAGCTGGGTATCTGTGCCATATTAGGATTACGGTGTGTCATGCGCCCTGTAATAGTGCCGTTATGATTAACAAACCCATGAACCCTAAAGGTATCTTCATCTAGTTCTTTGAACCAAGAACTAATTTGAGATATTCTTTTCTGGATCATAAGGAACTCAGAAATTACTTCTGCTTCAGGGATGCCTTTGATCTGCGACAAAATCTTTTCATCTATCTTAGGCTGCCCTGTAGGGGTATGCTCTAAAGGCACCCATCCAAAGTCTTGAAGGTACTCTCCTATCTGTTGTCTAGAGGCTGGATTAAAATCTTTAACATATACCCTTTCAACAAATGCTTCTGTTTTAAGGGCAGTATACTCTTCGTCTGTAACCCTAGTATTTTTCCCGAAGTTATCTACACCTGTTTTCAACAGTTTTTTCTGAGGACTATACCTCCGAAATATTTTTCTTACTTCTTGCTTGGGCTTAAAGCATTCATTAATTTTATTTACAATCTCAGCAAGTCTGCTGTTCAAGACACCCAATAACTTTGTAGCTTCTTCAACGTCAAACAAAAAACCATGATCTCTTTGCTGAGATAATATCTTATTTGTTTCATGCTCAAGCACAACGCTTTGACGAGAGAATCCTTTAGACTCTTTCTTTAAAGCTTTATAAACTTGATAGTTAAGATATACATCCTGCTCACAATACTTAAGCATCTCAACGCTATAACTATCATACTGATCAAACTCAATCTTAGGAGATCCTAGAGCATAACCCCATCTTTCTAAGCCATGATTCCCCTCACGAACTGGATTAAATAATCTTGAAAGAACAAGCGTGTCTACAAGCTCTTTGTCCATTAAGTTTAAGCCAGTTAGCTTATTGATTACTGGAATATCAAAACCAATAATGTTGTGGCCTATTAGCTTGTCTGCTTTTAAGAGCATGTCAAAACCCTCAGATAATTCTGAGGGACCATAAGAGTATTGTTGTTCTGTGTCTACGTCAAGGGCAGAAATGCACCATATTTTTTTGGCATCTAGCCCATCCGTTTCTATATCAAAGACTAATGATTTCATAACTCCAGCTCTTCAGATGACTCATCTACAAATACTTCCCTGAGTCTACCACTATCTTTATCATATAACAAGTGTGTTGCCATCCCTACATCTCCTGTGTATCTAGATTTAAGTACACGCATGTGTGTTGTGTTTGCCTCTTGCGGATCTTCTGATTGTTGATCACGTTCCAGTGCAATAACACAATCAGATACCTGAGCAATACTTGCAGAGCCTCTGAGGTGAGACAGTCCTACAGTAACGCCTTGCTCATGTCCCTTGTTCCCTTCTACTCTACGTAGATGTGATACTAATATCATACCTACATTTGTTTCTTCAACAAGCCTACTAAGGGAACCCATGATGTTATCAATGGTAGTTCTTTCATCACCAAAGGCAGCACTCATAACTAACATGTGCAGATGGTCTACGACTATCCACTTACAGTTACAGCCTATAATCATGTACCGAATCTTAGATAAAATATCATCAAAGTCGGTTGCTCCGTAGTGAGCGTGAATCCATAAACGATTTTCATTGTCTCCTTTAAATACTTTATTAGCAAGCTCTGTATACTTATCGTCTCCGTACTGCTCCCTAATTTGTTCTATGTATAATCTTTCATTGGCTTCAATAGACAATATACCATCTGCCGTTCTTTTCCAGTTCTCTTCAAGGGCAATAATACCTACATTATCTTGTGTCTCGTTGAGTAGCCAGTGCTCAAGCTCTCTAGTAATACTAGACTTACCTAATCCAGTACCACCCGTTAAAGTAATAAGCTCTCCTCGCCGCATACCATACAACTTTTCATTAAGGCCGCTCCAAGGATAAGGTACTGACTCTATCTTTTCACGATTAATTAATTTTTCTAGGTTATCAGTTAAGTTAAGTACACCTGCTGGTGTATAGATGTTAGAGGCCCACCAAGCAGTCACATAGTTTTGATGAAGTCCCTGCCTTAGCATGTCATT